CACACTGTCATGGCCATGAAGATGAACGGTAATAAAAATGCATACTATCACAAAATACGTTTTCCTGAGTTGGCTAATGTTGATAGCTACCTTATACCTGCCACTCAGAATCGTGATTATATCTTAAAAATACATGTTTTGCAACGTATAGATGCGGGAGCTACATACTACATACGTTTTGCAATTGATAAACATACCATTGGACAACAACCTGAAAATCGTATGCATCTTTTCATACCCGATGGTTTGATACACACAAACCAGCATGGGCAACATAGAAAATACAGAGCTGATGTGATTAGACAGTATAATGACAGGAGAAGAGGTAATATAGCTGAAGTGGCAGAAGCATACAATTATGAATACAATGTACCCCCACAGTATAACCTGACAGTAGATAAAATAAAAACACAATGTGACATAATTACAAAACCAGAGAAGAGAACTGTTATAGATAGGCATAACAAAGATTACTACGCATATTACCGAAAAGATGGGAGATTCTTCAATTTTAGTGTCAACTTTAAAATGGATGTCAACTTTACACGCGACTTTACAATTAAAAAGATTGATCCCAAATTGATATCCAGGGCAACCGTGAAACTCATCAACATGCCCAAGATTGATAAAGCCAATTTGGTCACAGTAATCAATTTCATCAACAAGGATGCACCGGAATTACAAATAAATGAGGCAGTAATACCACTAGTAGCGAAATTACTTGAAGACTTATTAAGTGCAGAAAAGAAGTTATATATATTGGACAAATGGAAGACTACAGAATTAATAAACAAATTCAAGAGTAACGATATAAAAATGAAGCCAGAATCGTTGTGGCAAGCAATAAAGAATAAATGCGCATGTGAGTACATAGAAATGAAAATAAAAGACATTTTAAAAATAAATGAAGATTATGAAGACATGAATCCTTTACAGGATTTTTAAAGAGGGCCCACCTCAAAAACATTGCGTTCGAAGAAAAATACCGACGCAAATTATATGAAGGTTTAACACTTACCAATAATCTCATTAAACATGCATCTGCACCACTAATAGAGAATGGACGTCACCCACATACTGATTACAATGGATTACAGCGAATAAAAAAAAAAATAATAGACCCCAAATTAAGGCAAGATATAGGTACAACTTATGATGATTTTAACAAAATGGATCTGCATAATATAAGATGCCAATGCCCTCATAAAGACAAATTTATGAAACTATTTGAAACAGAATTAGAGGACAACAATGAAGCAATGTGCTGGACAGCATGCAGACACAC